GAATCTTCCAGGTTGAATTGATCTGGAATGCGCCTCTGTCTTGTGAGCCGTCCCGATTGAGGGTCTTGTTGTGTGCCTTCGGGTTGCATCGAGATTCACGCCATGCGATGTAGGAGAATGCTTCGACAGGCAGGCCGTATTCGGCGATGAGTGGTTCAAGGCTTGGGCAACGCTTGGTTTCGTCTGCCGGAACCCCTTTCGGGAGGGGTTGTGGGGTGGGGCTAGAAGGCTCTCTGAGGCCTCTAGGAACGCCTGTGAGGGGCGCAAGGTCTTGGGGTGGGGTGTTGTTGGGGGTTTGGGCGTAGGCGATGCCTGTGCCGAGGGTGAGTAGGGCTATGAGGCTTGCAGTCAGTTGGCGCAAGTTGTGTCCTTCCTGTTGTCCGATAATGACGCACACCCCAAGGAGGGGAGGGTGTGCGGGCGATCCGAAACCCAAGATAGGTGGGTCGATCAGCCACCCTGAATCTTAGTGGGTGGTTGTCTGCCCGTACTCGGATTTGTAATACAAGGCGATGGCGTTCTTGACGATCTCAGCAACCGAACATTCATGTTGCTGGGCTTCAATCCTGAGCGCATCGAGCGTCTCTTGTGGGAGACGGATGGTGAGCGTCGGGTATTTCGTACCCATCAGTTTGCTGCTCCGATGTGGAGTTGTACCGTCTGCTGAATCTGCTTGGTTCGGTCGACGATTGCAGCGCATTCGGGGCAGAAGACCTCTGGCTCTGTCATCCAGCTGATTGCCTTGCTCTTGCTTGGCATCTCTGCCCAGTAGTTGTGTGACTCGCAGAGCGTTATCCAACCGAGGAAGTCATCGTGTTGAGCAACGATTGTGGCCTCTGTCTTGCGGTTCTTCCTTCTTGCTGCTTGCATTGTGTCCCTCCTTATGAGACTTGGGGCGTTTCCCCGATGACTTCACTATAAGGAATCTGTAAGACAAACGCAAGTATTTCTGGCAGATTTTTTTGACCTTTATTTCATAAGGGTTTCCAGCCCAAGCCCAGAGAGGACAGTCACATTCCGCACCATCTGGACAGGGATATGGAACCCGTGAATCCCATCCCCATCAGCAATCGACTGCCACACCGTCACATGGCCTTCCTTAGCCCCCTCATCCCCCACAGGGATCAGGAACCCGACCGTCGAAACAATCACCTCACCATCATCCTTGTATTCGTCCAAGTCAATCCAGCCACCTTCGGAACAATGGGCGTCAGCCCACTCCACTAGGACGACGCTGTAGGGGACTAGTCGAGCCATACGACGTACTCCGCAGCAACCCGACCCTTCACAGGGTCAACGAAGTGGAGGCGTTGGGATGGTTGCCCGATAGCTGCGATGAACGCTCGAGCGTATTCGTTGTGGGATTCGGGTGAGCCGGTGACGAAGATGCGTCCAGAGTTCGCCATCGTCAACGTCATCGGCGTATGGAAATGACCCATGTAGCAGTCAAGGAAGTCTTCGACGACTCCGGTTGACCAGGCGTTCACTTTGCGGAGGATGCCGAAGGCTGGGGTGTTGCCACCGAATGAGTTGATTTCGTCACCATGTACGAGGAGGGCTTTGTAGTTGCCGACGGTGACGATCTGATACCAGTCACCCGACATCTGCCAGGTGACGTTCTTGAGGTGGGCGGTGCGTTCGGAGGCGATGCGATATGCCATGCGGTCGATGTTGTCGCCTGCTGGCATGTCGCCTTTGCGACCGAGGCGTCCGTGATTGCCGAACTCGCACACCACATGCACCTTCTCGAAGAACCCAGCCAATGAAGCCACCATCGATTCCATCACCCGAGATGCCTCGAACAGCTGGTCGAACAGGTGGGCTTCGACTTCGTAGGCCTGCCCTGGGAAGATGCCGATGCCTTCCACCATGTCGCCACCGAACATCACGACGCATTCCTTGACCGGATGATGCGCCCGCTGAATCTCAGTCAGCTCGAACACCTTGCTGGTGAACTGCTCCATCCGAGAACCCAACGTCTCAATCCCGAACGACACGGTGCGCTTCCCCAACTGCCAATCCGTAGCGTGAACCAACGCCACCTCAGCCTTCCCCTTCCGCTTATCTTTGCGTGGGGTGGTGATGCGGTGGTTGGGGACGGCTCGGGCTGCGTCTCGGGCGGCTTGGTAGACGGCTTCTACGAGGTCGTCGGAGCGTTTCTTGGCGCGGGCTTCTTTTTGTTGGGCTTGGCGTAGGGCTTGGCGGAGTTCAGCGATTTCGGCTTGTGCGCCGATGTCGTCAGCGAGACTCATTGAGTTTCTCCCTGACTCGGTAGATGACGCTGCTCGAGATTTTGTAGCCACGCTTGTTGAGTGCGCGGGTGATTTGCATGGCCGAGATGGTTGGGTCGGCTAGGGCTGCTTGTAGATCGGTCGCATCCTGTTTGGGTAGGTCTGCGACGATTTGGTCAAGTACGCTTGGCCGCCCGTTTACGGACGACTTTATTTCTTCGAGGAACTTCCCCATTTGTGGCCTCCTTGAAATGCCAGTCGATGTGTTCCCCTAACTTAGTGTCCAGCCTGTCCAGTTTTCCACCGATCCTGTCGATGGTTTCCATCACTTTTGCGTGGTCGTCACGGTTCTCTTTGCGTGACATCATCAGAAGGGTGGTAATGATTCCACCGACAGCTGTGAGCAACGCTGCGAGAACGACACCCCAATCCATCTCAGACCTGCGTCGCCTTCCAAGCCTTCACAGCGTCAGGGGTTGCGTCGCCTGCGACGTAGCGGATATGCCAGGGTTCTGAGTCGAGTTCGTGGCTGAAGCCGTAGAGGTGTTCGTTAGCGAGAAGCCAGGCGAGACGGTTGCCGGACGCGTCTTTGATGTCGATGGCGATCCCGAGGTTGTGGTTTGAGGTTCCTGGCACGGCCATTGGTGCCATCCCCTTCTTCAGATACCACGCCTTGCCTTTGTAGATGCGTGGCTTCTGCTTCATCAGGGCTGGCTTGGGGGTGTCGGTGTATCGCTGATAGAACCCGTACTCTTGCGTCTCCAACGAGCGATAGGTGTCGGCTTGGCTGGTTGGGGACAGGTCGATGCCTGCTGCGTTAGCAGCAGCATCCATAGCCTCGTATGCATCAGCCGCACAATGGTGGAGTTTGCCTTTGCCTTCGATGCCTCGGAGGAGTTTCGCTGGTAGTTCACCAGGCTTCACCCCTTTCAGGCATGAGCAGAGTTTGACGGGGACGACAGGGTATTTCGACATGGGTTACTTCTGGAACGATGCCTTGATTTCGTCTGCGGTCAACTCACCATCGACCGATGCGGCGGCGAGCTTCTGGACGACTGCGATGACTGCCATCGCTCCAGCCATGATCGCTGACTTGGCGACGGAGACTCCGATGACGGCACCGGTGGTGACGGCTGGGAGGGCTGTGGCGAGGAACAGCGAGAAGAGTCGCTGGAGAAGGTCGAGGAACTTAGCGATGGTCGGGTTCTGCTTCACTTGGGGTTGGTTCACTTTCCCCTCCTTCATCGGTTATGGCTACGTTCACCAAGTGTAGTGCGAACCCGATGAGCGTGAATAGGAGTGCCCAGGTTTGGACTGTGCCTGAGAGGGTGATGAGGGTGATGAGGGATGCCCCGATGGTTAGCCCAAGTGCTAACAGTTCTTTGGTGATTCTGCGTATCATTCCTAGTTCCGTCTACGCAGGACTGCTGTTGCTGCTCCCATTGTATTCGCAACCGCTACGAGCGTCACTCGTTCGGCGACGCTGATCGTTTGACCCACCATCTTGTAAGACGACCAGAGGCCTGAGAACACGTTGACGTTCTCCTCGAACGCTTGTTTCACTTCGTCGGGTGCTTCGTCGAGGGCTTGGATGATGAGGGCTGCCTGGTCTTCTGTGACGGATTCCTCGTCTAGTCCGGCGAATAGAATCTCGGCTTCGGTGGTTGAGAGGGATTCCACGACGGAAGGATTGATGGCTTGTTGGAGAATCTGCTGGTTGCTCATGCTCGGCTGGATCGGTGGCAGGGTCGTCGTCGTATCCATGACGAGCGTCGTCGTACTGCTCGTCGTGTCAGGGATGGTGGGGAGCGTGGTTGCTGGGAGGCTTGTTTGGGTGACCGTCGTTTGAGGGATGGTCGTTGACGGTTCAGGCTGGGTAGTCTGAGGGGGTAGCGTTGTTTCTAGAGGAGGTTCTGATGTCGTCGTTGTGGTGGTGGTTGTCGCTTCTTGGGTTGTGGTTGGTTGAGGCACCCAAGCAGGTTCTGGTGCTTGTGTTGTTGTCGTGGTTGTATGTGCGACTGTTGAGGTCGTCGAGGAGGTGGTTGTAGATGTTGATGTGGTTGTGGTGGACGTTGATGTTCCTGTGGGGGGTGACTGCGGTTGTTCTTCTGCTGCTGGCAGGGTTGTTGTGGTTGGCGGTGTGGGCTGAGTTGAGGAACTACTAGTCGTAGGTTCCTCGGTCGTTGTTGGTGCTTCGGTTGTTGAGGTTTCCTGAAGCGTCGAAGAAGTAGTGGTCGTGGCAAGGACAGTCGTTTCGGGGACAGTAGTAGTAGAGGTCGTCGTCGACGGTGTGGATTCCGTTGTATATGCCCATGCTGGAACTATCTCCCAATACCCGTCATCGATCTTCCAAGCCAGCATAAAGCATGTTCCGCCACCAGCCTCATAGAACCAGCCGTCTATCTCGTATTCGCCTGGCATAACGGACAGCGTTATGCTCCGCGACCACGAACAACCTTTCAAGTTCCAGGTACCGAACTCCTGCCCAGCAATCTCAACCGTCCCACCATCATCAGCGGCCACCATGAACTCAATCGACTCATGCTCAGGAATCTGAATGAACCCCTGATAATGCAACATCACCCAATCGGCACGACACCCACCAACCGACCCACCACCCCACGACTGATTGATATTTGACTCGACATAGATGTTGCACACCGGATACGTCTCATCATCCCTAATTGGATACGAGCCGTCGATCTCATAGGCCGTGACGATTAGACCAGGCAGAACCTCGGCCTGTGCAGATTGTGGAAAGAAGGCGAAGGTCAGAGCGGGTAAAAGTAACGCAAGCCTGCTAAGCCTTCTATTTGATCGCACTAGATTATGCGAGCAATACTGCAACTTCTTCAGCGGTCAAACCAAGTTTCGCAAGAACAGCTGCACGAGCTGTTTCCTTAGCCTGCTTTTCGTTCACAATTTCTGCTTGAACATCAGACCACAATGCATCCAACTCGGTTTTGCTTGGCGGGTTCCCCTCATCAAGCCAAGTCAAACCGTCATAGTCATCTCCATTGAGTGTCCATTGTTTGTTTGGGTAACGGCGGGTCAAAATGATGGCGTAATCGGGGTTCATGCGCTGATCTCCATGACGGTGATGCTTGATGCGGTGCGACCGTCGTAGGTCGTGAAGTCGCGGTCGCTGCCCGTTCGGTTGATGTAGCCAGTCCCCGACACAACGGCTATTTGAAACTTGTAGGTTGTCGCTGATGTGGTGTTTGGGCTGTCAAGAAAAACTGGTGAAAAGCCAAAGCCGCTGGTCGGCAAGTTTGTCGGCGCATTATAAAACGTGTCTCGCGGCCTGTTGCTTGCGGTGTCGCCAATAAAAATGGCGGTTGAATCTCGCATGAGTCGACCGTTTACGCCAATGTCGCCGCTAATGCCGGTCATAACGTAACCCATTACAAGAATTTTGCTTGATGTAGCGCTCGGTGTGATTGAAACACTAAGGCCTGTGACATCTGTAAATGTCGTGCTAGTTGTGCTGAATGTATCGGTTTTTGCTGTTGAAACAACTTGAAGAATCCTGAATGCCCCTCTCAGGTCATTCATATTTGTTGCGGTGAGCGTCTGACCGGAGGTGAAGACCGCTGGGAGTGTCGTTGGGGTAGCCATAGTCAGTCTGTATCTTAGCCCAAGCCGACGGTCACATCGTTGAGCGCAGAAGTGTCAAGGATGAATGGGGTGAGAATATCAATCTGTCCGAGGCGGAGGCGGACATCGTGGCGGGATGGGGTGACGACATGTTGGATGCCTTCGATGACGACATTCTTGGTGATGCTGGTTGGGCTACCAGTTGAGAAGGTTTTTGTGACGGTCAGTACATCACCGATCTCAAGTGAGGCCATCGTCTCAATCTGTGCGTCACTCAACGGGTTGACCAGAACGCTCGCCTCGTCAAATCGTACCTCAGGGTTTTGGTAAGTGTTGAGAATGGCTGAGGCGAGGGCTGAGCCTGCTGTGTTGTCGGCGAGTGGGATGTCGGTGAGGGAGAAGTTTTTGATTCCGTATTCGGCTTGGGAGGCGGTGCCGGATGCGATGCTGGATGTGGTGGCACCTGAGATTTGGACGGAGACTCGGTTGAGGACGGTTTCGGCACCGTATACGTTGGAGAGGGCTTGGATGGGGATGGACGTGATAGCGGTGCCTCCGAGGTTGGCGACTGCGGTGGCGAAGGTGCTGGTGATGCGGGCATCAAAGTTCACGTTCCCGTTGCGGTCTGCGAACAAGCGTCCGTTCTCTGCGAACTGGACAGCCTGAAGTGCTTGCAAGACATTGGTCTGATCGTCATAGGCGAATGTTCCACAAGTTGCAACGCCTGTTGAGATTGAGCGTAGTGCGGTTGACCAAGCCACTTCAGGCCTGTCCAGGATGGCGGAGATTCGTTCTGATGTGAGTTGGCTTGATGGGTTGAATCCGTTGAGGTTCGTTTGAGCCAACTGAGATAGGGCATCAACAGCAAAGATAGTTGCGATTGACAGGTTTGGTTCGTCGTATTCAATATTGAGGTCGTAGACATAGCCCTTGAACATGGCTGCGGTGCCTGCTGATCCACCGTAGATTTCGATTTGTCGGCGTGGTGCGATGCCGAGATCGCCTTCATACCAGGGTGAGGCGGTGTTGAGGGGGTCGAATTGACGACCTGATGCACGGTCATCGGCAATGATGCTGACCGTTGCTGGGTTGAATGGATCGAGTTGCCCTGAGCGTCCTCGGTTGATGTTGATTGCCTGAATGTATTCGGTGATGTCTACAAAGTCGGTTGATCCGTCTAGGGTGTCTGTGCCATCAAGCACGGATGAATCAAGTGTGAATGCGTCGGCAAGGAAACCGACATCAAGGAGTACCTTGAATGTTTCCCCCCAGTTCAGCGTCTTGGCCATCGGTTACCTTCCGAACAAGTTGCCGATTGAACCATTGGCGAAACTGCCCCCAGACACGGTGGCGTATTGACGCAGATACTCTTCGATGTCTTTCCCGATTTGTCGACCGTCAGCACCCCAACCGGCAGCGACATTCACCGTGACCTGATTGTTGTTCATATTGGAACCAGTCCCACCACCGCCAGTAACAACCTGATTTGGTATCTGTGTCAATGAAGGATCAAACGGGGTCACGCCAGGAATATTGATTGCGCCAGCAAACGCTCCCTGTAGAAGGCCTATAGTTTCTTTCAATTTCTCTAACGCTTCACGCTCAGCGTCGATAGCGTCCTTGACTCGGAGAGTTGCCTCCTCCTGACGCTCCTTGGCATCAGTCAAATCCTTCGTCAAATCCTCGTAGATTTCATCGTTCTCATTGACACCAGCAACAATGATCCGATACTCATCAGTCGCGTCATTGAGAGAGAACTGGGCGCGAACCTGGTCATCATTGGCATCAGCCACAGCCAGCTTCGCTTCAGCCAACGCCAACTCTGCTTCACGAATAGTCATCGGTGTTGACTCAGGATCAAGTCGAACCTTCGCCAACTCCTGCTCAGCCTTCTTGACAGCAAAGACCGATTCCTCAACTCGGAATCCTGCGCGAACCAAACCACGCTGAGCAGAGTTCAACTCAAGTTGAGCCTTCTTCGCCTCATCCGAGTTTTCCCCATAACCGGCAATGGCTCGATCCAGTTTTGCTTGTGCCGAAATGACATCATTATTCGCTTGAGTCAAAGACTTATTCGCGGCCACCGTGTCACGCTGCGCCCGAGTGAACGACTTTTGGGCATCTGTTGTGGTCTTGATGGCGTCCGTATATTTCTTCATTTTTTCAGCAGCGGTTTCAATAGCCTTCTTCGCACCACCAGAACCACCGCCACCCTTGTCACCAGACAAACTTGTGTTCACTTCACCGACTGACTTGGCAAACATTGAGCCTTTGACACCGGCTCGCTCAAAGGCATCAGATGTGTCTTTAGTTGGGCGACCCATCAGAAATAATTCATTGCGAGCATTGTTGACCGAGATGGCTAGATTGTCAAATAGTTGATCTGCATTTCCAAGAGCATCGGCGACACGTTTCTCAATATTCTCTGAGGCGATAACGAATCCCAATGCCTTGAAGTATCCGCCGACGTTTCGACCCAGCGCACTCGCGACACCACCAACGAAGGCAATTTGACGAACAAATGTTGCCATTTCTTTGACTACTGTCAATACCGCAACGTAGGCACTCTTCATACCGCCAACAAATGTCGTCGAGAAATCCCCCATTGAAGCAATCGCTAAATCGAATGCACCTTTGACACCTCTATCGCCAACATTGTCGACGAATACTTTGATTGCTGGGACGATATAGGTGTTGATAAATCTGACGAATCGCTCAAAGTATGGCAACAAATAAGTGCCAAGTTGCGTTGCCGCATCCTGTAGACCAGCCTTCAAGAAGCGCATCTGATTAGCGAATCCACCAGAGGTTCGTTCAACGTCACCCTGAGCGAGTGAAGTATCTTTCAAGATAAGGGCATAAGCGGCCTGTGTTTTGGCTGTGATGTCGAGCGCACCCTTGCCGTCGTACAGACCCATGTTCATTGCTTCTTGCTTCAACCGAACATCATTGATTGCAACACCAAACTTCTTCAATGGTTCAGTCTCACCGGTCAAACCTGAACGCAACGCCTCAAACACCTGATCGATCGGCACGTTATTGAACGAACTCAAATCAGCAGCCAATACGATCAACCGCTGCGACATGTCTGCGGCCTGATCCTTGCTGATGCCAAACGCCTGAACAAGGTTGCCTAGCGTTCCAGCTGTTTCCAATGTTGCCTGACGGGTGATACCCATGCTGGTTGCGGTCGTCTTGGCAAACTCTTCAATCTCTCGACCGGAAGCCCCGAAGACCGCATTGACCTTTGACTGAGCCTCCTGCAAATCCGAAGCCATCTGAGCCAACTTGAATGACGCTGTAGCGGCAGCACCAAGACCAGCAACACCAGCAATCGCCACCTGCTTGAACGACGGGATCAATCCCTTCAACGCAGACATGGCGCGACCCTCAACATTTGAGGAGAAACGCGCAAAGGCGTTGTTCATCTGGGTTACGCCCTTGACCGCATCCTTTACATCGGATACGAACTTGACAACAAATGTGCGCTCACCAGCCATAAGCGCGATTCTACTTGACTTCGAGAATCAGCCTTCTGAACTCATCATGCATCGCTCGGTACAACTCAACACCCTGCAAATCACCCCAACGCTTACCATTCCCCGCAGCCCACCAAGCCTCCGACAACATCTCCGCACCAGCCAAAACCCTCCGAGGATTCCTAGCCTGACGCACTACAGGCTGAGACGAATGAACCTCATCCCAATCAAACGATGTATCAAGCAGAACACCCGAACCCTCATGAAACTCGAACGGTGCATCAGGCGCATGCTGAGGCAGATAGAACAGTCGGGCAGGGTCTTTCGTTTGTGGGTCTGCTGGAAGGTTGAGACGCTCAACCATCTCCAACCACACCGCCCGCCACAACCCAGCAGGCACACGCTCAGCCAACGGCAGAACCAAGTGAAAGTGCGGATCATCCAATCGATGCGAATACGTCGAATACGCAAACCACTCCAACCCATCCAGCCGAGCCGACTCAAACGACGAACCATCCAAGTCCACCACCAACGACTCCACAAACCGAACATTCTTGTTCCCGCGAGTCGTGTTCTCGTAATAGGTGACAGGCGACCACAACGCCCCAGCCGACTTCACCTCATTCTCCTCATGAAACAACAGCAACTCTTTGAGCTGCGACCAAGACGAGGCCAACGGTTGAGGCTGAACCGCCTTCACCGAACTAAACCAAACCGCCATACCCACCCCTCCTCAACCCCACCCTAGCCAACCGGCAGGGAAAATCAACTATCGTTCAGCCAAGAAGTTCAGCACTTTGTCGATGGCGTTCAGGTATTCGGTGGCAATCTCGTTCTTCTTCTTACGGACAGTTGGCCAGAAGAAGTAGCCTGATCTGCCTCGATGTCTAAGGAATTGGCGGGTGGTGGGTCTTGAACCGCCACCGAACTCAGCACCGAAGAACACGTCTCCTCGCGTAACCTTTCGTTTCCTTTTGCGATTGGGATACGACTTGGAAACGAAACCGCCCTTTTCGTAAAGTTTGATGGTTGGGACACGATCCGAATAGGCTCTCATCCCCTTCATCACTTCCAATGCTTGACGGTTACGGACAATGGTTGAAGCCTCCATGTTGGCTGCGTCAACGAGCAACTGAGCAACCTCGACAGACGCTTTGCGAATCTCGGTATTGAATCGGTCGTCGACCTTTGCCATGTCGCGAAGGAACTCTCTGAGGCCTTCAATTTTGATTGGTGTGTCACCGGCCGCGCCGCCACCAGGGACAACGCTGACACCGCCAGCACGACCGAGTGGGATTCCTTGAAACGCCATAGTCCGAGACTACCTATTCAGATGAACGGCTCTCCAACGAATATATCCAAACATCGTGTAGAGCATTCGTGGAGATTCAGCCAGCAACACCGATGGTGCGATTCCTGTCTCAACCGACAGGAACGCAATCATCCAGTGGGCTGACTGTTCTCCAAAGGGACGATCACCGCTTCAGCAGCGTCGCCAACTGTCAGCATTTCAACATCGTTGATCCAAGAATCAAAGTCAAGACCTGTCTTCTTGGTACGATGTTCTGCATGCCAGGCAAGGAATGACAGTTGGTTCAATGTCAGTTCTGCCTCGAATGATGCGACTGACTTGTTGTACTTGTTCTCGAACGCGATGAAGTCGGGAAACGCAGCGAGAACGGTGCGTGTCTTGTGGTCATGTGCGCTCGTCACTTCAAGTGCGAGTTTCATTTTTTACCTCCGCAGGTAAGGGTTGTTGTGAAAGTTACGCGCCGGTTCCGGTCTTGGTGACGTTGCCGTCGATTGGCCAGGTGATACTGGCGGTGGCCAACTCACCCACGGCACCTGCCACGGGTGTCCACGAAACGGGAAGCACGTTGAAGGCGTAGCTCGGGTTGGCTGAGGATGCTGCACCCGTGCCGTTCGGCTTGACGGTCATCGCAACTGCGGTGCCGTTTGCGAACGCATCGTAGAACAACTTCTCGATGACTGGGTAATCCTGATGGAGATCGATCGTGACCGAGTGATCCTTCAATCCTTGGATTCGGGTGACTGCACCCGACGACCCGAAATTAGTTGTAGCGATTTCCGCTGCGGTCAGGTTGAGGGTGACTGCTGCGACATACGAAGTGATGTCGGTTGCAGCGGTGCCGAAGGTGACGGCCACGTTTGTCAGAACTTGCTTTGCCATTGTTTGTGACTCCTGCCTTCCGGCACTAGAGGGGTTGGATTACAAACCCCAACACTACACCCCAACGCTTCACCCTCTCAAGGGTTAGGCGTACACAACCACCCTAAAATCCACCATCAGGTAGGTCGTATCGTTCCCGTCCATCGTTGAGATGTTTGAGGCAGTTTCGACGATGAGGTTCTGTACGACACCGCCGAGCGACTTGTCAGCCTCAATCGCAGCCCGAACCGAAGTCGCACCCTGATAGGACAGATACCCGTCCAGGGCGTTCTGCGCTGAGCGTTCCGCAGCGCGACCCACCACAACCGACACCGTGAACGTGTGAATAACTAGACCTCCGCCCATCGCACCGTTGTAGGTGATGGATTCCAGCATCGGCCAAGCGAACGGGGCATTGATGTTGTCCGGCTGCTGGGCATAGGCACGAAGCCCAGGGATGGTCGCCAGACGAGTCTGGAGGCCTTCTTTGATTTGGGTGACGGTGGTTGCTGCGCTCACGCAAACATCCGCATTCGTCGATACGGTTCGACGAGTTGCGCAACATCAGGGTCAAGGAAGCGTGACACACGGATTGCACCGATGTCACCGAACCCAGCCACCCCGAGTGGCGAGTCGTAACGCTTGAAGATTCGTGACGCCTGAATGATCGTCGCCTGCGTCACCGTCGAAGGAACCGAAGGCCAGCCGAAGATTGCAGTCACTTTCACCAACGCCTGCTCACCATAGTTCGCATTCAAGGTTGGGAACAGATAGTCGCCGACTGCACGGATGCGATCGTATGGCCAAGTCAACCCATCGAGGACACCGTTCAACGGTTCCAACTGATAATCGGTTGTCGTCCAAGTAATGTCAAACACGCCGTCACCGAGGCTTGAGGTTTGCAACGTGATCGCCGTACCAGACACGTCATCAATCGAGCAGGTGAACTCCGACTCAGCCGTGAAGATACGGGCAGTCGCAGAACCCACAGACCAGAACTGACGATTGCAATACCCGTCAATCAAACGGCTCGCAGCCTCAGCACAGTTATCAATCAAGTCGTCGTCAAGCGTGTCGGCTGTACCGATACGGAGCGCAGCCTTGATCTGGTTGCGTGTGGCGTAGCCATTCGTGATTGTCACGGTTCTATGTTACTCCAAGATAATCGGGGGGAAATCCATGCCAGGCGCAACATCGTGCTGTTTCAACAATTCACGCATCACCCGCACATCCGACTCGCCCTTGGGATTTGGCGAATATGAGATTGCCTCAGGATGACGAACATGAATGAATCGAACCTGCTCATCAAACTCAATACGCAACCCAGCCTTCTTGAACTCGAACCAGTTGATCCAGTCTGCATAAGGTGTTCTGCGCGGTGGGAACCTGAGGGCTATTTCTCGTCTCAGAACAGGCATCCCCGACATTGGATTCCAGTCAATGTCAAAGATTCGTTCATAGCCTTGTGGGTCGGCCTTGAATGGGCGTCCATCTGATAGGACTCCGGCAATGGAAATCACATCACAGTCACGGTCAAGGTTCGCCAAGCCGTCTGGTTTCATAATCATATCTATCCCCAATGGGACTATCCATTTAGATTCAGAAGCGACAGCCGCGTCATAGCAGCCATCCCAGAACAGTTCTTCGGTTTCAATGTTTCTGATGAAAGACGGCACGTTCAGGGGAATCAACGAAGCCAAGATCACCTCATCGGGTTGAGGATTCATGGCCTCAATCATTTCGCTGTAGGTTTGACCGAACTTCTCCCAGTATTCAATCGAGCAGGAATGAAGAAGGCAGAAGCTCATTTGTCCCATCCAAGTTCGCATCGACGTTCCAGCGACCATTCCTCGAACATTGGGTAGAGGTCGCCATTCCAGCGTTGAAGGTAAAGTTCCTGATTCGCCTGGAAGGATTTGGCGTTGGCCTCAGCTAGCGACGGGTCAGAAGCAATAGTTGAGGAGTTGTCGTGATTGACCTTGGCTGACGAGTGAACAATGGGGATTCCGTGTGCTTGCGCTCGACGTTCGAAGTCGTTGTCCTCAAAGTATGCGGGATGAAAGTTCTCGCAGAACAGACCAATCTTGGCGACCACGTTGCGTCCGACATGGGCGCACGACCAACCCGGATGACCGGCGAGGGTGATCGTGTCTGGGCTGCATTCACCGTGAAATTGCTGTAATGCGCCAGGCTCGAACCAGGCATCCGAGTTCAGCAGCAACCAACCGTCCTTGCTGTAAGGGGTGGCTTTGATGCTGAGGTTCCATGAGGTTGCGACCCCGAGGTTGCTGGGCATTGACCAGATTCGGTAGTCGTCGATTTGGCGATGATCGACCAGCCAGGGGCAACCCCACATGCTTGCCTGTCCACCGTTATCAATGATGATGAGGGTGTCTACGGGGTAGTCGATAGATGCTAGGCATCGTTCGAGGAGGTCGTATCGGTTCAGGACTGGGATGACGATGACCGGCACCATGCCGACAACTCCTTCATGATTGGCTTCCAATGAGCCTCATAGACGCGATCTGCGGAGTATTGGCTAGCAAACTCCACAGCGGCCTTATCCGCCCCTCTGGGAGCCTCGTAGGAGGCTCTCAGGGCATCCACGATGGATGGCACCTGTGGGGTGCAGAACCAGGCTTTCTGTGCCGCATCCCAGAACGGTTGCGTCTCCACCTTCCAACCCGACCCGACAAGCTCCGGCTGGGCGGTGTAATCCGACACGATCACCCGAGTCCCACACGCCTGAGCCTCAACCACAGGAATCCCAAACCCCTCACCCATTGAGCAAGCCAACAACACATCGGCAGCCGAATAGATGGCAGCGAGCGCACCCTGCGGGACGCTCATCCGATAGGCGTACTGGTCGATGATCTTGTATTGCTCAGGCTTCAACCCGCAAGCCTCCAACAGATGCATCAGGTTGATTCCACCCATCGAACCCATCGACTCGGTGTGCAGATAGAGAATCGCATCGGGTCGGGTTTGGGCGAAAATGGCGAACGCCAGAATGTTCTCAGCGAATGACTTGCGTGACGGGTTCACACCCTTGTTCGCAGAGTTCATCATCACCACAAACTTGTCCTCGGGAATACCCATGATCTGCCGACCAGTCAACTCCTGCTGACCGTTGCTCCACTTGGCCGTCGGCTTGAACACATCCTCAATGCCGTGAGGCGCATACAAACACTCAACGTCCTGAGCCTCCAACATTCGTTTCCCGAACTGCGACATCGCAATCGGCTTCACATTCTTACGCTGACAGAACGCCACCACCTCAGGCGGGCAAGGCGCATGGTCAATCGGTACCCACGACGCGATGTTCGGGATGATATCAAGCGACGTGGACTTCAACACCCACACATCAAACAAGGTCATCAGCATCGGTGGCAGATTCTTGTTGCCGTTCGACCAATCCATCCAATGCGCTGTCACCACATCATCCGAATATGGTGCCATCCCACGCGGATACATCTTGATCCCGTTCCACATTGACGGCACCGCCTCAATGCCATACATGGCGTGGATCGCTACTTCGTTCCCTTCTTGGATGAGCCTCGGGACGAGCTGCGCGGTTTGGGTGCCGTAGCCGGTCGGGGCGAACGGGGCGTTCGAGTAGAAGAGGATTCGTAACGATTCGGAAGAGGCTGGTCGGCTACTTCCGGCAAGTGCGCTACGCCCCGACGCAGCAGCAATTCCGCTTCCAGGTCGGGTAACTCGACCGGCGTGTTGTTGACGATGACGAGCATTCACGCAGACTCCTTCGCAGGTTGCAGGGGAAATGGATTGAGGGGCGGGTCGCCCTGCGTGTCCGACCCGCCCCTCAAACTTACACCACCGTTAGGTGGCTTGCACTCGCTTCAGCGTTACGGCTGGAGCAGGTGCTTGATGTGGCTCGTCTGCGGCAGGTTGCCGTCCACGCGGAACTGTGCGCGGAAGGTGATGAGTCCTGCGTTGAACGCGAAGTCATCCGACCTGTCGAGGCGAAGGCCACCGACCGTGCGCACGAAGTACGACGGGAGGTGTCCAACGATGACGGACTTGGTGCCGGTTGCGACATCGGCCATCGACGGGTTCTCGTAGATGGGCTTGCCGAGCAACATGTCTGGGCTGTCCATTGCGAGGGACGGCTGGAACACGTAGTTGCCAGCGGTGTCCTTCAACTTACGGACTGCACCGATTGACTTGCCGTTCATCATCCAGCCCACGCCTGGGAGGTTGCGTGCTGCACCATCCAAGGAGTAGAGGAGGTCGATGAGGTTGTCTGCGGTGAACGCGGTTGCGGTGCCTGCGGTTCCGCCAACAGCCGAGGCCGTGACGATTCCCTTTGGCTCAACCGTGCCGGTGCCGACCGTGAGGGCGGAGCCGACTGCGTAGCCGAGCGCGTTTCCGACCTGATCGGCGAGGAAGCCGAGGAAGTCGACACCAGAGTCGGTGAGGAGTTCTTCGGAAACCTGCGTCAGGAACGAATACTTGTATGCGCCCAACGTGATGAACGCGTTGAATGCTGGGTCGCTCTCGCCCATTGCGGCACCTTCAGCGTTGATCGTGCCGACCGAGTAGGTGGACAGCGACGGGATCTGGAGGTTCTCGCCACCTGCGGTGTTCAGGACGGTCGAGGTCTGAAGGACTGGCGCGACGAGGCGAGCCTTCATGATGACCTGATCGTAGAACGAGGTGGGGACTGGTGCGCCGGTGCTGGTCTTGACGACATCGCGACGCTCGAACGAGTGGCCACGCTTCTCACCCGAGACGAGTGAGCGGAGGATGGCGGCATCGTCGGCGACTGGTGCCTGTGCGACTGGGCGAGCCTGGTCAGCGATTTCGCGGGTTGCGGCATCGAGACGAAGTTCGCGAGCCTCATCCTCACGGAGCTTGGCGATCGTGTTGGCACGCTCGTCGAGTTCCTTGGAGATGCGCTCGTAGGTCTGCGATTCCTCAGCGGTGAGGTCACGCTTCTCTGCTGCTGCCTTATCGAGAATCGACTTTGCCTCGTTCCAGGCGCGGTTGCGAATCTCGACCTGGCGGTCGATGTATTCCTTCATGGTAGTTATTCCTTCTCCCCGTAGGGATGATGTTGATGATTGTGGATACGCAGGAGGGTTAGCCTGTCGCGGCTCCGCGATCAGCAACACCGAAGGCGGCTCCGCTCATTCGATGCAGTAACTAAAAGTTACTAGATGTTCTTCAACAGTTCAAGGTGCTTCGCCATGATGCCAATCGTGGCGGGAGCGGCCTCGGGTTGTGGCTCAAGTTTTGCCACAGTCTCATCTCCTCT